CTAGCTAACTACGGCGAAGAAGCTCTTAGAGACCTAGTCGAGAAAGTGAAGTCTGGTGAGCTAGACGACACAGTAGAACGTTTCGCCAACGGCGAAGCTGGTGAAGTCAACGGTCCGGGCGATGGTTCGGGTGTTGATGATAAAGTACCTGCATCTCTTGAAGGCCAGCAGGATGTGTTACTTGCAGACGGAGAGTTTGTGCTTCGCAAGAAGACTGCAGACGCACTTGAGAAAAAATACGGTGGCGGGTTCCTCGACACTATAAACGAAGCCGAAAACGATGCGCCACGTGTAGTGCGCGAGTACATGGCAAAGACAGCATAAGGAGCTAACCTATGTGTGGTGGCAGCAAAACAGTAAATAATACAAGTACAAGTTCGCGAGAGAACGACTTGCCAGCATGGGCAAAGCCTTATTTTGAGCGGAATATTGCACGGGCCGAAGCTGAGTTTGGTAAACCTTACGACCCCTATAGAGGCGAACGCCTAGCGGGTACTGATCCAAATGTGACTCAGTCACGTGAAATGGTTGAAGGTATTGTAGGTTCTGGCATTCCCGGACTGGAAGCTGCGCAAAACAATGCCACTGCAGGTATGGACCGAGCCAACGAGCTTGGTAACTATAATGCTGACAATTATTCACAGTTTGGTTACTCCGATCCAACTATGTTTACTGGCGATGCAGTATCTCAGTATATGTCCCCGTATCAGCAGTTAGTAACTGACCAACAAAAAGAATCAGCAGTTACAGACTTTAACCGGCTTCAAGGCGCTCGCGATACTAAAGCAGTTAATGCTGGTGCATTCGGTGGGTCACGACAAGCGGTGCAGCAAGGGCTCGCAGAAGAACAGCTCTTGGGCCAACTAGCAGGCATTCAAGCTAAAGGATCACAGGGCGCATTCGCAGCGGCGTCGAAACAATTCGGTGCCGATAGAGCTGCTCAAATGACTGCAGAGCAACGCCGTGCCGCTGAACTTGGACGGGTACAGACTGGTACCGAAGCCTCAGATCAATTCGGTGCGGGTCAAGGACTTGCAGCACTTAGAGCCGGTACAGGGATGGGTGCAGAGCTTTCTCGTCTGGGTCAGTTAGAACGTCAGACAGATATACAAGACACACAGCTACTTGAAGGTGTTGGTCAAGCTCGACAAGCTGAAGGTCAAGCAGGGCTCGATTTAGACTATTCAAACTACCTTGAGCAACAAGGTTACACTCGCGAGCAGATCGGCAACATGACCGGTATTCTATCGGGTATGCCTATTGCTGCGACAGGTACTCAAACAGGTACTCAAACTGCTCAGACGCAGCAGCCCGGCGCGTTCCAACAAGCGGTTGGTGCCGGTCTTTCTGGATTATCACTATATAAGGCTTTCGGCTAATGCTTAATATGATCGACACCCAAGACAAACTAAAGAATTTCTCTGAAGGCCAGTTAATACAAGAAATGCAGCGGCCTTCGGGTTCTGCGCCTCAGTTCATGGTACTGGGTGAGATCGAACGTCGGAAGCGTATTAGAGCTGATGCACAGAAACAAGAGGGGCTTATGCAGCCTACTGTTGCACAAGAAGCTGTATCCGCAGCGGGCGTACCACAGCAAGGCATCGCTCAAGTTGCACAATCTTTGGCACCTAAAACTGATATGACACAGAATACTGGTGTGCCAAACGTACAAGCAGCGGGACTTCCTGCACAACCTAACCAACCTCAACGTATGGCTGGTGGTGGCATCATGCGCCTAGCTCCCGGTGGTAAGATGTCGGAGGATGTGTACAATTTAAGTGTAAATTACCCACACATATATAGACAGTACAAAAACGACCCAGAAATGCTTGCTCAGATGGCGCTGGCTTTGGGGTCGCAATACGAAAAAAAATTAAATCCGACAAAAATCACGACTCCGGAGAAGACCGGATTGGAGGAGTTAGAATTAGAACGCAGTAATGATATATTAAAGCAATGGTTTACTGACCCAACCAATCGGGAGATTGGTAAACAAGAGGGCATGGATGCAATGAATTTCGGCGAAGACTATGATTTTGCACAACGCGCCGAGACGCAGCGTAACCTAAGAGGATACGATGCAAATGATCCTATCTTTGCAGAGGGTTCTGTTGTGGAGACTGCACCTAATGTATCTGCTGATGCTCTTGCTGATGGTACTGCTGACGCCAACGCTCAAGGATCAGCGGGCTTCCAACGCAAAACTAAAAGTAAAGAGGCTATACGTGCGGAAGAGCTGCGCAGGGCACAGGAGCAAAGTATGCCTAACTCTTACACATCTCTATCTGAACAAGCAGCTGAACAAGCTAGGCAGGCGTACTTAGCAGGAGGTTACTACAATGAAGGTGGTATACCTGCTATTACAAACATGCTTGACCGTAGTCGAGAGTTCCAACAAAGTGATACGTACACTCCACCGGGACAAATCTATACTGATCTCCTTGATGACAAGGGTAATTTTATACAAGCTAACAGTCCGTTATCCTTACGTGAAAAGTATGAAAATGACGATGACACTACAAACGAAGCTGAAATGTTCGCGGAGTATTCTAATCGGCTTTCGATAGAACGTGGTATAGCGAACGACATTAAAGAACAAGAAGCTTTTGCTAGAGCTGAAAATGCTAAACGTATAGCGGGCGACGCTATGGACGAAGATGTAGTTATGGAACAGTCCCTTACTGGGCCCAGCTTTATACAACGGTTAGACAACGCTGTTAAGACAACGTTTAATGCAGAAGACCCAGCTGTGAAGTTTAATAAGTTCCTCTACAAGACAAATAAAGCCAAAGCCAAAGCCAAAGCCGAAGCCGAAGCCAAAGCCGAAGCCGAGCCTGCAAGACTGCGTGAAGCTAGTATGATTAACAAATCTGGGCTTGCAAGTGTTGCATCTAAGAAAAAGATTTTACCGGCAGGTGGCGAAGGCGGTGGTGAAGGCGGTGGTGATGCTAAACAAACCTTTAAGTCTACTGCACAAAATATGAACCAAGATAAGTGGTTGGCTTTAGCGCAAGCTGGCCTCACGCTGATGGGTACCGGTGATTTTGCTAAAGCAGGATCGGCTGGCCTTGCGGCCTACGCAAACTCTAAGAAAACTGATTTAGCCGAACGTAAGATAGCGTCAGACGAAAAACTTACCGATGCCCGTATAGCAGCTGCTAACAAGAAGACGTCGGGTATAAAAGCACCTGCTGCTGCCGCGTTGAGCTTTTACCAAAAACAAATTGACAGCGCACAAGACGCTCTTGCTAATGCAAAAACTACGATCGAAAAAACTACCGCTTCACGCAAACTAACTAAGGCCCAAAACGCACTAAGACAGTTAGTAGATAGATATGAACTTAGTATGGGTATGTTTAGTTCCGGTAGAAGTTCTGATGGGGTCATTCGCAATGATTTAACTAAGGTAGGGTAAATGGGCATTTTTAACTTTGAAGACCCGCAGACAGGGCAGTTATACGAGTTTACTATAGCGGGTAACGCACCCTCAAACACTGAGTTTGCGCAAATAACTCAGATTCTTGGTCAAGACAGAACACGGATAGACAAAGAATACACAAGTGTATTTGGCGAAGCTCCTGAACCTTTTGACGATGGCACTGCAGTAGGTCGTAGCCTTGCAAGGGGTAGAAAACAAGTTAAAGAAGCCTTTGGCGAGACAATCGGAACTATCGGAGAGCAGACTGGGCTTGGATTTCTCGAAGAGTACGGTACAGGTGTAGAAGAACGTGGCCGTCAAGAACGAGGGCTACTATCTCTTGTACAACCTGAGCGTATGCAGTCTACCGACGTTAATAGTATTGGGTCGGCGTTAACATATGCAGGTGAAGTTGTAGGTGAGCAAATCCCACAGTTAGGTCTTGGTCTTGGGGCTGCCCTCGCTGCCCCTGTTATAGCGGGCGCTACAGGTGTCGCCGCGCCATTCATCATAGGTGCAAGTGCCGCCGCCGCTGTAACCGCGCCGATTCTGTTTGGTAACAACATTCAACGTCAAGAAGACGAAGTCGCTAGCGGTGCAAAAGACAGAGTCGATGTAGGCGATGCGTTGACTGCTACTTTCGGCCAAGCTGCACTTGAAGGTGTTGCGGATAGGGTGTTATTCGGTGGGTTTAGACTATTAAAACCACTAGGTTCTAGTAAAACAGGTTGGAAAGGGTTACTTACTCGTACAACTTCTCGTGCAGGTGCTGGTGGTACCACCGAGGGTTTGACTGAAGTTGGCCAGCAAATGCTGGAGCGATCACAAGCTGGCTTATCTATAGACAGCGACGAGGCTATTGCAGAGTACCGTGAAGCCGCTATTGCAGGAGCTCTACTCGGTGGTGGCATACGTGCTACAGGACTAGGCGAACGTGGGGATAGAATACCTAAAAACCCTGTTGTGCCTACAATAGATGAAACTCCAGAACAAGAAGCTCAAGATGCAATAGAAGCAGAAGCAGACAAACTTTTAGGAGTGACACCCGTCACTACACCTACTGTTATAACTACCAAGCTACTTGACGATTTAGGTATTAGTGACACGTCGCCTTTACGTACGGCTAAACCGAGGGATATAGTTGGCCTACCCATTACTGACCCTAAAGTAATAAAACAACTAAAGAGGTTCAAAGATGAATCCAGTGCTCCCAAAGAAACAAAGGATAAAGTAACGAAGTTGTTAGAAGATATAGCTGCAGAACAAGCCGCTGCACAGGTGCAAGCTACTGTTGTTAACGAAGAACAAGCTGTTGGAGCAGAACAAGCTGTTGGAGCAGAACAAGCTGTTGGAGCAGAACAAGCTGTTGGAGCAGAACAAGCTGTTGGAGCAGAACCAAAGATAGCAGAATCAGCTCCACTAGATATTGCTCGTGTCCAAGAAGTTTTAATTAAAGCGCAGAAATTACGTGACGCTGGCGGGGCGGGGTTAGTGACACCGTCAGGAATAAAAGCCCTTGTTGACGCAGGGCTTATAACAGAGGGGGATTCCTTAAACCCTATAACAGCAAACGCAAGTGTTTCTAGACTTCTAGACATGGGCCCAGAAGGGGTTAACGATATTCTAGCAGAAGCAAAACTTGCACAGGTGCAAGCTCCTGTTGTTAACAATACGCGACCCCCCATCTATGAAGAACAAGGTCTTGACGAGCAAGGTCTTGAAACTACCAAGCTACTTGACGCCGCGAAAGAACGCAGCAGACTTATAGCGGATGAACGAGCTGACGAAGAAGCAGCAGCAGAACGCTTAAAAACCGCAAACGAACTAATAAACGCACGTCGTGAACGCGATGCTCAACAAAACAACGCCATACCGGGGCAAAGAAGCGGAGTTCAAATTATACCGGGTACTAAAGTGCCTACCGACCCGACAACTCTTGCACCTATTGGCAAACCAGTCCTTCAAGACGACCCTCTATACGCGCCATCTAAAGTGCCACCTAGCGTAGTCCAAGGCGGATCAGTACCACAAGCACAACTACAAGCCGCTGAAGATACCCGTAATCAAGAAGCTGAAGTAAAACTTAACGCTTTATTCGAAGATGGACGCCGTTCAGCTCAAGCTCAAGAGTACCATGATACACAAATTGATTTGGAGTCCGCACCTGAAGTTACTACTGCGGTAGACAAAGAAGGTATTGTCGAGTTACTTAACATATCGGATGCTGATCTTAAAAACGATGTATCAGCTCTAGCGGCCAAGAATTTCTTTAAACGATTCCGCAGACCTGTTGACGCGCTCGCCGAAATCGGTGCAGCTGTAGTGGTTGGACCTACTCAGAACATTAAAAAGAACTTTACCCCTGCTCAGTTTGCTTTTTACAACGGTATGACACAGTCTAAAGCTATGGACGCACGTCGTTGGGTACATGAAAACATGTCTAGAGGCGCTATACTAGAGATGATAAACGCTCGTCGTATAGCTAGCCGTGATACTGCACCAGCTATGGCAGTTGATGCTATAATGAGTGCTAGGACTAGAGACATAAACGAAATAATCCGTAAGGATAATAACTACCAGAAAAAACAACAAGCCAAAGCTGCAAAAGAATACGCAGAAGCAGAACGTTTAAAAGCCGCAAACGAACTACTAAACGAACGTCTTGCACCGGACAGTTCTATGGCTAAAGACGTTAAAACAACGAAGTTAAAGTCGGGTACAGAACTGTTCCGCGTAACTACACCAATTAGAGGTCGCACTGCGTTTGAATCGTATCTTATCGGTACGGGTCTTAAACTACGGCAGAACAATAAAGTATCAACCGTCCTACCACAAACTACAACTATAGTTTACGACCCTGAAGCTAAATCAGTTATATCAGGCGAAGAAATTATGGGTCTGTATGACGGGTACGTGTACTCAAGAGGTTTGGGTTTCTTACTTGTTGACCCCGTGCATGGGCTAGATCAATCGTTGCTCCCAAGTATTCGTAACGCTTTACAACGGAACGACTTACCATTTGTTCTAAATGCTATAGCCACTACAAGCTCAGTACCTCGTGTCCGTCAGATCGCGGGTAAGTTAGCCGAAGTCGCTGGCACTACACAGGTGCAGGTGGTTGACGATCTATCTACAATGATGGGACGCAAAGCTGCTGGGTTGTTTGAGCCTGAGACTAACACAATATCTATAGACGCTACTAATGGTATGAACGTACATACTATTCTGCATGAGATGACTCACGCGGCTACTTCAGCATCCTTGGCAAACCCGAAACTACCTGAAATTAAGCAGTTGAATACATTGTTTAACGCAGTTCGGGAACAGTTTGGAGAAGTGTACGGTACAGCTAACCTTGATGAGTTTGTTGCTGAAGCCTTTAGTAACCCTGAGTTCCAAAGCGCCTTGTCGCTTACCCGGGTAGACGGCGGTAAGATGTCAGGCTGGGAGAAGTTCACAGGTGCGGTTAGACGTATCGTTCGTAAGCTGGTAGGTTTAAAACCAAAATCTCCAGAGTCTGCACTTGATGAAGTAGATCGTATCATTAACGGCATGCTCACCCCATCCCCAGACACACGGGCCGCTCCAGCGATATTGTTGGCTACGTCAACTCCAGAGGGCAGTATGGATGTTGCTAAGAGTTCAGTTGAGGCTGTATCACCAAGCAAACGTGCCGAGTATGTGGATATGGCAAGTGACATGATGTATAACAGAACTGAACCAGCTTCCAGAGGCATAAAGAATATTATACTTGGGTCGCTAGACTCTCGTATTCTTGCGGATATTGCTAAAAAGAAAATACCGTACGCACCTGAGTTAAACATTCTTATCCGTAAGATGAGTGGGGCTATGCGAGCACGAAATGACGCGCTCGACGCTATGACCAACAACTATGTAAGTTGGACTCGAAAAAACAAAGCCGCTACTAAGATTATGAACAACCTAATCCCTAAGTCTACTGCACTGCGTGTAGACCCATCGAAGCCGCGGTCATACTACAGTTCTTACAGAGCAGCGTATAGCGATATTATTGCTAAGAAATCTGTTGTAAAAGAATTTAAGTCGGAGCAAGCCCGCACTGCTTGGGTAGAGAACTTTAACAAAAATCACGAAGAAGCTAAGACTACTAAAGCTAAGAATATGAAAGACCCTGACCAAAAAGATTTGGTGGCTTACGATGCACTGCGCAAGCAGTACAAAGCTATGGGTAAAGAAGGCCAAGCGTTCTATAGGCAGATGCGTAACTTCTTTCAAGATACGTACGACGAAATTCTTCCAGCCCTACGCGCTCGTCTAGAGGCGTCTATTGCTGATCCTAAGACACGCGCCACTGCCTTTGAGAAGCTATCAGATATTCTTATGAAAGAGAGCGGTATTATTAAACCGTACTTCCCTCTTATGCGTAAAGGTAAGCATCGCTTACAGTACGATTTCATTGATGAAAACGGGCAACGCGAAATGGCGGTCGAGTATTATCAGAATCGGCGACAGTTAGACAAGGCGTTTAAACTTGCAGAACAAAATATAGCGGTCGATGTTGCAGCAGGCAAGCTCGAGGCTAGTGTTAAACCTGTGTATACTCGTGCAGATCAGAATATGGATTTTAAAGCTGTCCCAAGTTCTTCGTTCGTTTACGAGATATTACAGACTATGGAGCTGTCCAGAAACAATTTTAAAGACCCTAAAAGCTACAATGATGCGGTACAGAGTGTTGTAGACCTAGCTTTAGATGCAATGCCAGAGCGTTCATTTATGCAGGGATTCCGCAGACGTAAAGATGTACGTGGTTATATAGGTGACAAAACGCCTACTAAAATAGGTGATACTGAGTTTGACGCTGTCACTATGATGAAAGAAAAAGGTCGTGACCTAAACCGTCAGATCGTGCAGATTCAAGCAGCGGCAGAGATTGAGAAGTTCCGCAATAAGCTCAAAGAAGATAACTTCCTTACTAACCCTGAGACTGCGGATATAGCACGTAAGCTAGATCAGATCGCTGCGTTCGCTCAAAAACCTAACGTACCTCGATGGTCACAAGTAGCTAACGGTGTCGGCTTTAACATGACTATGGGTATGAACTTCTCGTCAGCAGCGATCACCTTCTTCGACGTTGCGATGAGTGCTATGCCGTTTATCTCCGCAGAGTACGGAGTAGGTAAGACTGCTGCCGCGTACGGCGAGGCTACTCGCCTAATTATGAACGCCCCTAAAACACGGGGTATCATGGTGTCTGGCCCTGATAACAAGCCTATAGAACAAGAAGTTAAGATGGGTATTATTGGCAAGTCTTCCTTCAACTATACATTCGAGCAGCTACCGCCAGCAATGCAGAAGATTCGGGCCGACATACTGTTCGGAATGGCCGCTGACCAAGGTCAGTCCAACCAGTCTATGGTCCAAGAAAGTCTTGAGATCGGTCGTGACGCGCCCCTAGAGGGCATAAATAGATGGACTAGCGGCATGTTCCATCACTCGGAACGCGTTAACAGAGAAACAACGCTCACTGCATCGTACGCACTAGAGGTTAGGAAGCTACAAGCCGAAGGTAAACAGCTTACCGATCAGGACTACAGAGACGCTGCACAAAAAGCTATTGAGACAACCGAGTTTACTCTTGGTTCAACAGCGGCAGCGGGTCGCCCAGTATGGGCGCAAACCGGCGTTGGTAACGTATTGTTCTTATTCAAACGCTTCGCTATCGCCAAATACTACATGATGTATAAGTTGGGGCATGACTCCATCGGACCAACAAACGTCGCTAAGATTATGCAAGATATGGGCGTCACCGAAGCCGAAGCACAACAGATCAGGAAAGACCGCAAGCTCGCACGAGTGGGCCTACGTAACTTCCTAATCTCTACAGGTGTTATGGCAGGTGCAGGTGGTATGCCAATGATGGGTACATTCGGCGTTATTTACAATATGTTAAGAGATGATGATGAAGATGATTTCGAATCAGCATTAAGAAAATTCACTGGTGAAGGTATCTATGGCGGTTTAGCCAACGAGCTACTCGGTATAGACGTAGCAAACCGTATCTCGCTTAACAGTTTATTATACCGCCCACCACTTGTCGAAAAAGATCAAAGCCCTCTCTGGACGTTCGCAGAGCAAATTGGTGGCCCAGTTCTAGGTATTACTCTTAGCGGCCTGCGTGGCGGTGGTGAAGCGCGGCAAGGATTTGTTGATGGGGACATGCAGGCGGTTAGGCGCGGTGTGGAAACAGTAGTCCCTGCGGCTATCCGCAACTTTCTTAAAGGCATACGGTTCTACAATGAAGGTGCAACGACGCGTCGTGGAGACCCAATCACTGAGGACATAAACGCGTATAATGCTGCAATGCAGGCGCTTGGGTTTGCACCACAGGCTTACATCCAACAGCTTGAGTTCAACAAGAACGCTCGGCGTCGTGAAGAAGCTGTAAGTAGTGTACGTACGAAACTCCTACGCCGCCGCAACATGGCGCTACGCAATGGGGATCGTGAAGGGGTGCAGGAGGCAGATCGCCTGATTAGCAAGTACAACGAAGGTCTTCCGAGAGGCGCAGAGAAATCCCGCATCGGGACGGAGACTAAAGAACGATCTAAGCGTAGTTTCGAACGTACGACTTCGAAAATGACAGGCGGTATGACATATACTCCATTCATGCAGTCGGTTGTTGAGGATTACGACAAAGGTTTCCAAGGCTTTTAACGAAAAAAGCCCCCACCGAAGTGAGGGCAAGTAGTAGGTTGAGAACAACATTTATAGGAGAATGTCGTACGGGTATTGTTACACAGTACGCCACGCCCGTAAACCTAATTTGCCGTTTTCGATGCAGGTTTGAGTATCAAACTCCCATTCTTTGAGCTTTGCGACCTTGTTTAGTTGTTCTTTGCCCTTCTCGGTGTTGACGCAAGGGATGAATATAGACGACCCCTCGCCCATATTCTCCCAGTTAACAGTGACCCGTAGCCCGTCAGGGTTTAGGTCATCAACTTTAAGTACCTTCTGATCCGTCACTATCTTGCTCCATCGCTGCAAACTCCATCTCTAACACCCAATCCGGTGGCAGGTTGAAGTCAGTGCCTTTAGTAAGGCGTTTCTTTGTTCGCTTTGCACCTAGCTTACTCTTCAATTCATCCACTACGCCTTGATAATTAATCTGCTGATCGACACACCACTCTCGGAATGGCTTGAGGCGCAGGAATAATAACTTGGTATCTGGCTCGTACCGTGCAACCAAATGCCCGCGGGGCGATGCGCCGATAGGTACAAGTTGGTCTAAACCATTTTCGTGCTTCCCACGAAGGTCTTCGGTGCTCTCAATCTTGAGCATGTTGTTGTAGTTTTCTGACAAGTAGTTGTTGAGTGTCTGGGTGACAGATGACCCTACATCATTGACATAGCTGTTGCGGGAAATAAGCTCTCCTACAACCCATTTGTATACGGCACCTACATCGTAATCCACAAAGCCTAACTTCTTAGCGATAATAAGCCCTGCGATAATAACAGAGTTACCGTTAGACCAATACCTATGTTCGGGGCCGAGACCCGCGGCTTTGTCTATACGTTCACGCACAGCATCTACTGTGCGACGCACTTCTTCTTTGTTGTTGATAACCCACTGTATATACTCCACCCCTATATGCCCGTAGTTATTCTTGAAGTCACTAAACAGGTGGGTAGTCTCGGTGTTGTGCCCCTTAATAAAGTGCTTCTTCTGCACATGAATTTCGAACATCCTATACATTTCTGCTTTTGGTGTAGCCTTGTGCCGCCCCAATACTTCCCATGCACTTGTGTTACCTGAGCTTAGTGCCAGTAGTTGCCAAGGTTTCCCCCGCACGCGTTCGATGTTGCCGTTAGAAGACAGGCGGTTTTTCTGACGCCCTCCAGACACCTGATAAACATACTCAGACATCTGCTCACCTGTGACGTTAGTCATCTCATCAGACACTAGAGGTATGTTATGCATAACCTCTCCACGGTTCATCCGCGAATTGTGGGTGTCCTCGGGTTTGTTCATCAGGTCGTCAGGACTGCCCCATATACCCAGTGCCGCCATTTGAGCAGTGGTCTTACCTACTCCAGAACCACCATAAAGATGTACAGCCATACTGTTTAGACCTGTAACAGCCATGAGTGGTGAGCCGAAACCTATACCCAACACGTACTGGTGCAGTTCATATCCCGGTTTGTTATAGAAATTCATTAGCTCAACACACCTTTTACGTGTGCCTTTGGGCTCGAACGAGTCAATCAAACCTGCTGTCTTTGCCGATGGAGGGTTTAAGTCGACGTCTGTTGCAGTGACTAGCTTGCCTCCCAGTACAAAGGATTCCATATCGTCACCGACCCAACCGAATTGGCGATGCGCCTCGTCAGCCACAGTCGTCCGTTGCAGTTCGTCTACCCATTTTGTTGTGTATGCCATTAGTTTATCTAGAGCCTTTCCCCATGAAGTGACGCCTTCTTTAGCCATGCACTTACGGAACTCCTCACGAGAAGTTATATGGGTAAGCGGCACGTTAAATTGTCGTACACCGTCTTTTGGTAAATGTAAGCGGAACACTAACGTTTCGCCCAGTTCGATGTCATGTAGACGCCGAGTAATATAAATGTCGTGGTGATATATAACCTCCTCTTCGACGTCCCCGTCAGAGTTGCTACTTCGTAAAAATACGCCACCCGCCGCTCCACGGAAGTAGGGCTTAGGGTATTCTGGTATCTCAAACTCTTCCGACTGCCTTATACCGGCCTTTAGAATCGGTGCTGATACTACCACTTCGCCTTCGGACTCCCGAATACGCTTGCCCAGTACAATCGGGGATTTGATCTCGCCCCATAAAGTACAGTTTTGGCATGTGCCTTCGTTAAGGTCGTTAAAACTTGCACAGGTGTATGGGCCTTTGATCTCGTCCGTCTTCTTGCGCATATCTGCTTCGTTGTATGCGGGATGTTTCTCTGATATCTTTACCGCGGCCATATCCCCGTCACTGCAGAACTTTGCAATAGATAGACCTGCTCTCCATAGAGGCTCGCTCACTTCTGCTTGGTTCATAGCAATGTGCTTTAACTGCTCGCATCCTCGACCTTCGACAGTCTTCTTAATGATTGTCTTGAAAACATTTTCAGTATTCTCGGCGTAGGCTTCGTAAAGAGCATCAGTACCCAAGTCGGCCTTAATAACTGGCTTCGCTAGAACCCCTAGCTTGGATGTAAAGTCTTCTAGCGCAATAGGTTCTGGCATAGACACACCAAGGAAATCTACTGGTAGCGGTGGCTCTTCTTTGTAGTTCTTTGAACCCGGCATACGTAGTACACGCACAACGTCAGCAGTAACCGCAGGGTCAGCAAGCAAGCCGTTCTCAGAACAACATCGCTTTAGTCTGCCGGCTTCTACAAGCCACTGCTCCGCCGAAACTGCTTCGGTAAGAGGCCAATATACATGTACGCCTCGACCACTGTTAATCATTAGGGGTTTAGGTAGCGACAGCTTCTTACAGAAATCACGTACTGCAGATACCGCGGCTTCTTTGGTAGGGTATTCGTATGTTGGTCCACAATCCAAGTCGAGGAAGAAAGACTTCAACTCGTGTGCGTTCGCGCCTTTGCGTCCCGCATCTTTGGTCGTTTCTTTAAATGTACTCAAAGCGAAGTATGTGTTCATCCCGTCTGCTATAAACTTACGTGTAGCTCTTTCTGTGTCTTCAATAGTATCGTAAAACTTTTGTATGCGTACATTACCTTTAACGGCGAACACGCAATAGTGCCCTGACTCGCTGAGTAATCCTTTTAAAAAATCTAAGTTGTTCATTGTTACTGCTCCAAAAATATGTTGCGGCGGGCTCTCGAAAGGGTAACAAACCCGCCGCAACTGCCTATCGTTAAACTAGGTTACTGACCCCTCAGTCGTCCCAGTTGTCTACGATAGACGCAAGATCAACCTCGCTAGCAGAGGGAGCAGATACCTCTTTCTTCTTGGCGACCTTTACTGGTTCGGGCATTTCATCTACTTCAGCAGGAGCAGAGTCAGCCACATCCCCGAATATGACAGATGGATCATCTTCATCGAGAGAAAAACCATCTTGTGTATCAAACGGAGAATGTTGTTTCTTATCCGCTAATGTTATAACCTGCACAGCCTTTAGCCGTAAAGATACGCCATGAGTAGACATGCTGTACGGTACAAGAGTTAACCCCATGTTTACAATACTGCCGTGTGTGAGTTCAAAGTCAGAAGGTAATTTTCTATTCTTTGCGTCCACTTGTAGAGGTTTTTCGGTAATAACACCGGAATACTGACCCTTTAGTTGGGCCGCGCCGATATACTTACCGTCTGTGTCTTTCTCAAACACTTCCGCAGGCTTCGGCATATCAGGCCAATTTGGTTCCGCCGCTTCTTTGTATGCAGATGCCATAGCATCATACAATTCTTTAGCTTGTGCAGTGTTCATACGAAACTTTGTCTCATACTTTGCATTTTCTTCGGTAGGGCCACAAGGCACTGTCTTCCCTTTAGGGGGAACACTCCTATCAAATCTGTATGTTTGATTAAGACGTGGGTAGTGGGCTTCGACACCCTTGATTAGTTGTAGTTGTTTGGCTGATGCCATTAGTATTCTCCTTTGTTATATTCAAAACCGTTTACTTCTGTAAACGGAGAGTTGTCCCTTGCGGTTTCTAATTGAACCGACACGGTCTGTAAGGTAGCTATGCTTGCCGCACAGCTACTTTTCTGTTCAAGCGCCTTCTTGAGTTCTTGTTCGTTAAGCGCACGAACAGCCTTAAAAAACAGTTTAGGTGTCACAGACTTTTCATCAAAATGTACCTGTGTAACCACCGATATTGATGAAGTTTTGTGTCTGTGTAAGTACTTAGCGTATCCCTGCATAGACCTATCACCTTTCTGGTCTTTACCAAAAATAGACGTAGCAGGGATACGCATCTGATAAACTGTATTCATCTGTCCTTCCAATACGACAGCTAGACGTTGCGAGTACCTACAAGCTCGACCTCCGCCGATGCTTGAACCTTTGATGTTTTGTCGACAGTCCATACAGCGGTTAGCTTGCTTTCGGCCTATCGGAACATCCTTAGATGGTCTTTGCGTATCTGGCGACCAACATGTCGGGGCAGAGGGGCTTGCTGGATTGTACGCATCTTCATAGTAAGTACGAGCCAGCTTTGCGGCGTTCACTATAACTAAATTTAAAGGACCATCACTTGCGCTGACGTGCTCGCCGCCAATGGAGTAGTGGAAACGTCCACCACGGAGGCTAATCCGATTAGGACTACCACCACTCCCGAAAGTTAATAGGTCTACCATCAACTACTCTCCTTTTGTTTTTGAGGCTTCTTTATGAGCCTTATTGGTTTCAGAAGCTAGTGCCGCTTCTACTTCGTCGAGCCGAAACCGATAAACATCGTTGACTCGTATGTAGGTACTAGCAGGGATTTTACCTGTGTATATCCACTTGCGAACTGTAGATAGGGACACTTGAAAGTAATCCACTACCTTGTTTATATTTACGTATGGTGATTCGATGTCACTCATTTTTTCCTCACAGAGATTGCGTACTCAGAATCTACATTAAGGCCTGCCGGAACTAGGTCAGGGTTTTCCTCAATGAACTGGCGTACATGGGTTTGGTTTAAACGCTTCTCGAAAAACTCAGGGAGTTCATTATCCATGATAAACTTGTGCATGGACTCCCAGTCGCTCGTCCAATATCGTTGCTTCACAGTGCGATAGAACAAACCCGAAGCAGTGCGTACACTGTCGACTTCGTGTTCTTTGCAATATTCCAACAAAGCAAGTTTTACCTTGTCTTGTTGTTCACGGAGCTTACCCTCTTCCTCTTTGTATTTGGAAGATAGCTCCGAACGTTTGTCGCGTATCTTAGTGTACGCCTTAACTAACTTGTCTACCGACACAGCCATATTGTTCTCCGTTTTATACTTGTCTTACCGTCATATACGATCGTATGGTAGTTAGTCAAGCACTTCTTTGTACAAATCTATCATAGCCGTGTGTATGTTTATGCGCTCGTCTAGCATGCGGTAAATACGTTTTTCTGCGGCAGACCCCGCCAACTGAATTACAGTACACTTGTGCGTCTGACCTGCACGGTGAATACGTGCGTTAGCTTGTAGGTAAGTTTCTAGCGAAGAAGTCGGTCCCCACCACACGATTGTGTTCGCCGCGGTCAGGGTCACACCATGCGCGGCAGACTGAGGCTGTATTACTAGCACTCTGGGATCGGCTTCGTTCTGGAACCGTGCAAATATCTCTGTGCGTTTAGCCGCAGGGACGTCTCCTCGTATAACTTCTGTCGTAATACCGTCTTTGCGTAGTTTGTTCGTGAGCATGTCAATCGTATGACGGAACGGCACGAACACCAACACTTTCTGACTGCTCTCGTCGATGGTTTCCCTCAACGCTTGGTATCGGCTCTTGATGTCAAACTCTATCGAATCTCCATCGTCAGTATAAACTGCACCCGCGCTGATCTGTAAGAGCTTGTTCATGTTGATCGCGGCGTTGGCCGAAGTCACAGACTCACCTGCTACCTGCATTAGCATTTGTTTGCGTAGTGTTTCGTAATACTTCTTCTGCTGTGGGGTCATTTCTACAAAGCGTTTGGTATATATTATGTCTGGCAGGTCAAGGCACTCGTCTTTGGTAAACCTGATTGCAGGTTGCAGTACGTGGTGTACCGAATCTTTAGCAGTCTCTTTCGGTTTGTAAGTGAACTGCGTGACTTTGTGCATCACCATATCTCTCCATGCGCCGAAGAACCTCGGTACGGAAAGTGGGTTGACCAATTTGGCTAGGCCGTAAGCATCGACGGGGCTTTGCGCGGCGGGTGTACCTGTCATCATCCATAACCAATCGTCTTCCTTGATTAGTTTATTTAACGTCTTCCACCGCTTTGTCTGCGCGTTCTTGTAGTGTGTAGCTTCATCAACGATAAACAGATCAAATCCGCCCGCCGCAATCTCGTCCCTAACAACTTCAACGCCATCGTAGTTAATGATAACAAACTCAGCACCACTGTTTATGATCTTCTTACGTTTCTCTTTGCCCCCGTGCGCTACATCTACTGTGCGATGCATAGCAAAAGAGAATAAATCGTTGCGCCATGCGCTGTCCATAATCGACAAAGGACATACAACAAGCACACGTTTAACTTTGCCTTGGGTCATAAGATAGTCCGCCGCCCATATGGCTGATGCAGTTTTACCTGTACCCTGCTCGTTAAAGCAAAAGGATTTCTTGTTCAGCGTCATAAAAGACGCAGTGTCTTTTTGGTGGTCGAATGGCGTGTATTGCCCCGGCCAACTGTACCGTTTTGTAATCGGTGATGGTGCGAATATGTTTAACGAACGCAGGGATAGAACTTCATCTAACCCCCACTTTACGACAACCTTGTTCATAGGTAGCTCCTTGCTGTTGGGGATAACTGTTGTTATTTGCTTTGGGTTACGTACCCGTAGCATTATTGCTTTGTCCCTCAAAATTTCCATGTTGTTCTCCGTGGTAGTGAGTAACTACCTTTTTTTCTTGGGGCTGCTCATAGCACCACCCGCAGCTCGATTTTTCTTACGGCTCTGGACTTTGTACCCGTCCTTGTTAGTGCCGCCTTTACTTAGTGCCTTCTTGTGAGCGATATCTTTACCTTCTCGCTTGTCGGCTTTGCCGTTCTTATTGGCATCTTTGCCGTTCTTATCCATCGTACGTCTGGCGCGTTGTCGCTCCATACGAGCTTCGTGTTCTCCTCTTGCTTTCTGCTGTTGATATTCTTTTTTATATGGGCGGGGTTTATTCACGTATGGCATTAGTTTGCTCCATTATGGGGACACTCAACTACTTGACAGTGTCGTTTACACAGACCAGATGGCTTTGGATTCCAAACATCCACCTCGAACGCTTTCTCCATCCTAGCATAGTTTGCTAACCATTTCCCCCATAGAAGTTGCTGTAAGTCTATTTCGTACTCAGCTTTTACAAGGTTCTTGGCGATAACGAATAACAGCCCTGCCTTTAGCTTGATAACTTCTGGGTAATGTTTAAAGATTGTTAACGCCATCAACTCCAACTGACCTTTGTCGGCATACTTCGCCGATTTGCCTGTCTTGTAGTCAATGATCCAACCCACCCCAGTTTGTTTGTCTATGATCGCAAGATCAACAATGCCTCGAAACCATACATCTTTTGCAAAGAAACTGCAGGGTTCTAGGTCAGCAGTCAAGCCTAACTTCTGCTCTACTATCTTATTGCCTTTTTTGTCGTTAAGGGAATCCAACGTAGGTTTTATAAAGTCGAACTTGGCGGGTACAGGAGTACCTTTACCTATGTAATCCTCACATGCCTTGTGGAACTCAGTGCCGTAGCGCATAGCCTCAGTTTCTCTGAACGGGTACTGCTTGAGTACTTTCTCATGGTAGAACTGTTTGGGGCATTGCTCAAATGCTTTGATCCGACTAAACGACCACGGCGCGGCTTTACTCATTGGACAATATGTACCCCTGCTACACCCTTTTCTTTTAGCCTATCGGCTACCATCTTCGCGCCTAGATTATAACCCATATAAATACCCTGCGAGAACACCGAATACGCAACCTTTGCGAACTCGTCGCGCCCTATCGTAGCATAATCCTCCGGCGCATTTTCCTGTATCGCGTCCAAAGCGAGCATAAATTGCTCCATGCACAGCGCGTCAAATTGTTCTTCCGTCATTTCCAGTCTCCTATTTAAATGTACATTTGTTTTCATTCACAATCTCCGTACGACTTGCCAGTACCACTTTCGCAATCGACAGGAAGGCCCTCTGCCCAGTCTGGTGTCCATCTCATACATGTCTCCACGTACGCTTGTGCTTCAGCGACTTCTTCGTCGGGTACACAACATGCAATCGAATCGTGTACCGTTAGTACTACATTGTGTTTCTTATTAATTAGTAGCATCTGCTCGCCTATTATGCAACGTGCTATAGCCTGACACACGTTCTCGATAACCTTACCACCATATATCCGTGTTCGGCCTCGACGTATTTTGTATGTATACTCGAACCCTTTCTCAGATTGCTCCCCATGTAAATCAGGATAAAATATCTTTAATCCGTTAGGTATTATAAGGGCTTGGTTCTCAGGGTCTACTCCAATGATACCCTTCTTTCCGAACTGCACAGCGCGGTTGTTAGCCAACTGCTTGACCATATAGTTAGCGTCTTTCCACACCTTACTAATCTTGAAGTTAGCCTCTCGGTATATATTGATAACGCGCCGCGCCTCGTCCAACTCGATGTCGAACCCGTATTGTTTTAGTTGCGCTTGGAACTTCTCTGCTCCCATGCCGTAGCCCGCACCTAGAATTGTAGTCTTACCCACAAACCTTTGATCTTTAGTTACGTTCTCTACAGCCACGTTGTAGATGCTAGACGCCATGTACTTATACACGTCCTCACCCTTGGAGAACTGGTCTACTAAATCATTCTGTCCCGCGAACCACGCGAGTACCCGTGCCTCGATTTGGGAAGAGTCGGCTTCGACAACTGTGTGTCCTTCTGGTGCAATGATAGCCCTCTTTAACTTCTTACCATTTGGCCCACGGCTCGGTAGGTTTTGTAAGTTAATCTTATCCGCTCCACCCCATCTACCAGTGTGCGCCGCGTAGTACCTAATCGGTACGGGTAAACGTCCACGTTTAGAGATACCTATAAACCTCTGTGTGCGTGTTTCCTCAAGAGTAGATTTATTTCCAAGGCGCGCCGCTACTAGGGATTGCACACGATCGTCCTCATGTTCCTGCAATATCTTGAAGTCTTCATCACTCTTAGCAAAGGCGTACGTCTCCTTGCCTGTTGTCAGACTGATCTTCATAGGTGGCTCAACGTTGAGACCACGTAGCATGTCAGCAAACTTGAGATTTGACATCAAGTCTTTCTTGTCTGTCACCCCTGCATCGCGCAGTAGTTTGTCCTTACGATCTTGCGTGTCTTCCAAGTGCTGTTCCAACAACCCAAGGTCTAGGTCAAGTATCGGATCAATAAACATACGTAGTGTAACGTCGATCAGCTTTAGCTCAGTGCGCGGAAAGTTAGCTCCCATAATCTTAAATAGTTTATACGTTAGCTCGACATCCTGTATGCAGTACTCGCCGTACTTCTTAGCTTCTTCTGCAGTGAAATCGGCGGGGCGTTTACCCTTGGCATTGTTTACCTCGAAACCTTTTTCGCCGATACCATAGCGTTCAGATAAAGCCCGCAGTGATGCACCTGCCTCTATTCCGTGTAAACCTCTACCCATGCACATAGTGTCAAACCACACCTTCGGCTTCACACCATACCGCCAACTTAGAATAGACCCATCGAACATAGTGTTCTGCGCTAGGATAGCACTGTCAGAGAAGTCTATGTGCGTTAGTAGACGTTCGATGGTCTGGGCATCGTTAAAGTACTTCGTAACCTTGTCGTTCTTTTTGATAGCAAGGCCGATCACTTCGAAGCGTGGATCGCGCACATAACTCTCTGTCGTTATCTTGGATAGCGAATACTCTTGGTCGTAGTAGGTCTCAAAGTCGAGTGTGTATACGTCCATCAGCTTTCCCCCTCCGACGCCTTAGAGTCATAGTACGCATCAGTCAGGAGATCGACTAAATACTCGGAGACAGAATCATAGCCCCCCTCAACGGCCTGTATAATGGCGAACTTCCATACTTCGTGTGTAGTTGTCCTCTCCAGTACGGGGGCAAACGCTCCGACTTTTATACCGTACGAACGTTGTAAAGCGGCTAGATTTTTAACCTTAGTGTCAATCATACCCTATCATCCTCACCTAAGCCGCGCCGTTGATAAGCTATAAGAAAGCTAAGACAGCATGCGGCGTGAGCTAAATGTGAAAACCCTGTTTCGGGGTCGTTATCTTCACCTCTCCACCAAGCCCACATGTGACGCATCATAGCACTAAAGTAACGGCTCCATGATGCACCTTGCGCCCAGTTGTGCGCGCTGTATTTCTGTGCGCCGAACGTAAGTACTTTCGCTGTTTCTTCTAGCAATTCTGGTGGCAATAAATCGTACCTAGTCTTAGCGTTGTCGTCCTTTACAAACTTGATGGGTGCTTCTTCTCTCCAGTTGGGTGACGATATCGTTTCTATCATCTTATCGACATACTCCACGTCCGTATTCGTTGCCTCAGCTACTTGGCTAGAACTTGCCCCACGGTTAGTAAGTAGATACGCCCACACACGTTCTTCAACTGAATGGGTATCTATATCAATCATATCTTGTATCCTTCTTTACGTCTATTGCTCACAAATTTATTCAACGATGTAGGGTCACCAGATACACCAATAGCTTGCCAAGGCGTTTCGATCTTAGTGTTTGGGATTATTATAAGCATCCGTACTTCTTCCTCAGCGATAGTGTGCTTCTTAGATAGTTTAGAGTTTATAAAAACTTTCTCACCGTTATCTACCCGTACCCCAAAGGCAGTGCCTGTAGGCATTTGGTGGGTAATAAAAACTTCTTGTGCTTCCATACTATTAATAATGCTCATGTTGTTTATTCCTGTTGTGTTGTTGCCCAATACTTAATTTGTGTTTCTGTTTGGTGCATGTTTGTTTCGTTTACGACCCAATCAAAACCCCCTGCCATTTTAATATCGTCTAGGTTCTTTTGTTGCAGTGCAGTAGTCTTCCCCTTCCCTGCTTTACATTCAATACCAAGGAACAACCCTTTGTAACACGCGACTATGTCAGGCACGCCGCTCCGTCCAAATCCACCCGTAACGGGGTAGAAGTAGTATGCGCCCATCTTCTTTAGGTAGTTGGTCACTACCTTCTTTACTTTAGCTTCTGGTGTGGTTGCCATTGTTGATCTCCGTGTGTGGTAACTGGCATAAATGGGAGGCGGTTGTACGCCCCCCAAAGTTAAATTGGTAGTGTGTCACTACCTATCAGCGTAAATCCAATAGGTAGTCTTGTCGATCCTATGACCTACACCCTCTATAGGTTTGGTCGGTGGTGTAGGGTCAACAAGCATAAGGGTAGCAATACGTTCTTGAACCCATTCTGGAGTGTCGTTTATACTGTCATATACCCCTAAACCTGTCGAGTCAATAGGCCCTAGATCAAAGGACATTACAATAACCTTATTTGTGGTGGGATGTATTGTCACGCGGTACGTAGTAGCGTCACTTGCGCCTACGCTCACTCGCTCTCACCTTTAATGTAAAACATATTCTCAGCGGCACGATACCCAACGCCCGAAACGTACTGGCCTGCCTCCACCATTGACAGCACAGATATTGCACCCATCAAACTCTCTGGTAGTTCTTCCTGTGTGTACACTAACTTGTTCTCATTGCTGTCGTCGAAACGAAACAACCTAGAGTTGTCGCCCACGTCAGAAAACCCACGGAATACATTTGCCCCTTGGGATTGTACTACCTCGATAAAAATATGTTTTGCCTCGTGAAGCGCACTGCTTTCTTTATGTTCATCAATCGCGACAAACGCTTCGGTTAGCAGTACTTCGAGTTCCTTGTCAAGAAACACGTAATCTGATTGCAGTATACGCTTGAGTTCTCCCTGCAGTGGGTTAGGGATACGCGAACCAAGCCTCTTAGCTCTGAAAACATCGGTGTCGATTTTAGCTGTGACCTTGTTCGCCTTAGTACTTGCTGTATCCTTCACGCGATGTAGTGCAGAAGTAAACTCACGTTGGGCTTGCTTTAGAACCTGCTTGGGGGTCAACGGACGTAGGTATTTTGCCGCGTTGGAGACACCCTTTTCTCCACGCATTGCGCTAGACATGTAGCGTTTCATACCATACGAGTACTTCCTGTTGAGTATGTTGGGCGAGAACACGGCGTAACGCCTGTCTTGTTCGCCTGTATCGTTCATATAATCGTACGTAATATAACCCATAGCGTAGGTATCCTGTGGGCGATAAACCCACAAGGACGTATCGGACCTCGGCGAAGTTTTGTAACCGAGTACCTTCTCTTTGAGGCTACTACCCATAACATTTACTTCTAGTTGTTGTGCATTTAAACCGTTAGTGAGCCGATCTATAGAGCCTTTACCAATATCGCCAACGATATCTGATACTAATTTTAATCCTAGATTTTCCATAGTTGTTCTCCTTACTTTTTTACGAACCCGAGTTCTGTGTTGATGAATGTATTGAAGCGTGACCGTACAGTAGACACATCTTCTTTAGTCTCTAGCTTTTTGAGTAGAGGCGTGTTGTTGAAGCTCCAACTCCCTTCACCTGCAGTGTAGCAGTTGCCAGCAAAGTATACCCAAAACGCTAGTCGTGCGGTGTGCTGATCGTCCCGCACAATCTCACGTCCTATCTTTGCATCTACCTGTCGCCAGTACACGCCATGCTCATTTCTATAGACTTCGGCTAGTATCTCTCCCTGCTTAGATGTGTACTCGTGGTCGTCCAATGCTAGTAGGGGTGACATAGCCATGCCCCATTCAAAGAACGAACTGATTGCATCTTTGAACTTAGCCTTGGCTTTCTTGTTCACACGCGGGCCTTTTGGTATTGGACGTCCTGTCCCCTCAACATGTACCCAGTCAGTACCAGAGAACCTATCTTTACTCTCGACTTTGTTGAACACTAAGGCAGAGTTGTCGTCGTGTACCATGGCCCATTTTTTAGCTTTCGCCGCATAATGATTATCGTTTGCGCTAAGCTTTATACCTTCATAGACACTACGCGGCGTGGTATGGGTCTTGGCTAGGTAGTGCCGTCCATTACCGCTTACCATTGTCTTAGTCACATACTGTTTACCATTGTCGATACGAAACCCCAAACCTTTCGGTGTGTGTCTGTCTATGAAAGCATAACGTGAGTTGTGTGCATGGTCTCCATATCCGTTGCGTATTGTGACTTGTTCTGTGCCATCACGTTTCTTGCGCCATATAATAGGTGCATACTTCTCCATGTCCTTTAGTGTAGGTACAAACTCAGTCTGTGAAGCATAATAGCCCCAACCCCAGTTAAAGTGTTCGTCACCAAAGTGAAAGCCATCTGATAGTGCATAGCAGTTGTTGCTGATCTTCACGATACGTTCGTACTTACGTTTGCGATCACCCATGGGTCTGATGTCTTTACCCTTGTTAGTGCTACCGCCCATTGGTTTTATGCTTTCGTAGTGATACACTACCTCGTCGAAGCTATTGAATGATGAATATGTTAGTGCCATTTGTTTTTATCCTGTTGTTTAATATTGTTGGTTAGTTTAAATTATCTGTGTGGGCAGTTATTGCCCACACGAAGCTCCCTCGTCTTCATCGTCGTCGTCACGTTCTATCTCACCTAGACCACTACAGTTGTCGCAATCGACCCATGTCTCGAATGGCTCATACGTATCGCCAGTCCACTTGAACTCCTCGCCTGTAACTTTGCCTTGGTGATATGTGTCCTTACACTCAGGACATTCGATGAAATGCTGTTGCTCCTGCAACCCGACTACATAGTTTCCAATTTTACTCATTTACATCTCCCATTAATATATAATTTTCCAAAACATCAATTACGTTTGCGATGCAATCCCCGATAGTAGTGTCTGTACCATCACCATCTTTTGCCAGTACACCAAACTTATGTACCTTAGACCTTTCGCGTATGTCATACATATCGCAAAGAGCGTCTTCTATTGCTTCGTTACTCATTTACATCTCCCTTGATTTAATATGTACACATTTGCCTACGTCTGGCACTTTGTGCTTGTTGTCGATAACGCACCACAACACAGGCATAGTCCACTGACCCCAACCCCTGTATAGGTCGCCATCAGTAATCACGATACACGCTTGCGCGTTGATGCTTTCTTCACGGATGTACTCAGTCACACATTCTACATCTGTACCACCACCGCCTTTCGGCTTAGTAGATTGTACAAGTGTATCGAGTTCGTGCGTGTCATACGTTTCGTCACGACATATCTCTGTGTCCCAATACAACAGACGTACTTTATCTGGACGTACTGTGTCACATATTGCTTTGACTTCGGAAAGAAACGCGGTGACTTCGGTCTGTCCGATTGATCCAGACGTGTCGATTGCGACCACCAGTTCCCCGACCTTTTCACTGACACCACTCGGCATGTAGATACCACTACTCAGATACCTGCGGTTAGGTCGGCGGTATGTAGAGTAGTCACTGCCTGTACAAGTAGTCTGCACAAACTCACGCAACACTTCACGCCAATCGACTTGTGGTTCTAGCAAATCTTCTAGGTCACGATCACCACCACTGCCCATCTTACCTGCAACCAATGCACCTTGACGTACTGCCTCGTCGATCTCTCTTGCGAGTTCGCGCTGTTCATCGTCGGACATTTCTTGTGCGCCTTCCCAATCGTGTGTGTCGAATGGTTTGTGTCCGTTCGGTAGTGTCTCACTACCATCTTCTAGCGTACCTACAGCTGTGTTATGTGAACCAGTAGTTTCATTATCTTGCGGTTGGTCTTTACGCAACAAGTTGTACACCTGTGCGGTATCCAGACCTGCATACTTACGATCATAGCAACCGTTCACAAGCTCGCCTGTCATAGTAGCGAAACCATCTTGGTAGTTATCATCTACAATCTTTAGATTGATAACGTAGTCACACGCCATGTTTGCGAGTTCTGGGTCTTGCAAGTATAGATGTTTCCATGTGGTCAAGTGGCGGAACAACTTGTGATACACTTCATGCAACACCAAGAACCTAAGCTCGGCATCGTTGAGTCTGCTTACAAACACACGTCCATAGCACTCGTCACGTCCGTTGGTATACGCTGTTGTAAATATGCCGTCTGCAAGATCGTCTACAATACAACGATCCCCGATCATCAGCACCCCTGCAAGATAGACATACTTCGGACTGCCCATGATGGACACAACGGCTTTTGTCAGCCGTTGCTCCTCAGTTAGTTGGTTTACCATTAACATTTTATTTCCCCCATCCAAACAGGCGGTTAAACCAACTGCGCTTGGGTTCTGTTGCGAGGTACACACGCGCACGTTCTTCGCGCATTTCCAAAGTTTGCTCGAGCGTGTTGTACACCTGTTTAGTATCCATACCTTCGTACCAATCGCCATGCTCACCGAACTCGATGCCGTGCTTGGCAAAAGCTATATCTATAACTTCACTAAACGTAGGCTCGTTACGTCTCAACGCAAACGCACGTTGGTAAATTGCCTGTGTTGATCGACCCATGATTGAAGCAACCTCACTGTTAGGTATACCATTTTCACGAAGTGTCGTGAGGATATCATCCTCTTTGTCTGTCCATCTTTTACCCATTTGTTTTTTCCTTATGGTTATGTTTTATTGCTTTGCCACCGCGTGCGCCGCTTATCTTACTATGGCCTGCATGCTTAGACGGTTTTTGACGTTCGATAAGCATAGTGTTTGCTTTCTTATCCAACTTGAGTTGTTCTTCCCACCTAATGCGGTACGTGTCTTCATACTCCTCACGCGTCATTTCTCTCTCCTTTCGGTTGACACCACGACAGCGATTAATGCGCCCACTGCCGAAGTAAATTCTTGTTTGGCCTCGGCTTCTGCTTCGGCTTCTGTGGCGGCGAGTACACAGACAACTCGTGACACCAACCCTTCCACGGTTACGTTGTAGCTTTTTTCCATGATTATACCTTATCTGCTGTGTATAGGTGGTTGTTCTCCATAGCCCAATCAGTGAACTTCTTGTTCGTCATAACCATTGACTGCTTGGAATAGTTCTTTGCGCGTACCCCATTGGCAAACATAGCCTGTGCTTCTGTATCGAGGCGCGGTAAGTAATCCATCCAACTGTTGATCCAATCTTTGTCCAACGCGGACATAGTTCTATACACAACCATACATATAGCGGCGGCGCTGTCGGGCACTTTGGCGGTAAGCGGGCTGTCTTTGATAGACTGCAAGGTAGGTAGCTGATCGGATAGTGACACAAACGCCATCAAGTCCATCGCACCACGATCACCAATCGTACCCATCAAGGCGGCGGTCAAAGTAATATCGTCGATACCTTCGCGCGACTTCAATATGTCAGATGCGGAATGTAGTGAGCGAGGTGTAACAAAGGCGGCGCGTTGCGCTCGCGGATCAAATATGTACGGGTTCTCAGACGGGTCTTTGATATCTTCGAACGAGGCCATCAAGTGTGGATTATCTTTGACCCAACCAAGTAGGCTGTGATCTATGCCGTTGTTGATACCCCATTCGATCCAGTCCATGTGATCTGTTTTCTTGATCTGCACCACAATCATACGGTTACGTACGTGTGGTGGTAGTATGTCACCAACTCCTTCGCTACCTTTGTTTGTTGTAGCAAAGACAACACTGTCAGGGTGTAGTGTGTAACTACCAATTTGTCTCTCTTGAATGAGACGTAGCATAGCGTTCTTCACTGCTTGGTTCGCCTTGCCAATCTCGTCGAGCATAAGAATAATCGGCCCATCTAAGTGTATGCCTAGTTCTTCGTTAGGAATCATACGGACGCAACCATCACGTTCGATAGACTGCATGGACGGTATCATAATATCGCCAAGGTCTTTTGTGGTTGCATCGAAATATACTTTGCGATGCTTTGGAAGTTTATCTCCTATCATGTGTATCATAGATGATTTACCGTTGCCCATATCACCTTGAGCAAGGACGGTTCGTCTGTGACCCACCGCTACGATTAGATCGACGCATTGTGGTAAGTTTATTTGGTACATTGAGTGTGCTTGATTAGTCATGTTGTTCTTCCTTCTTGTTTATATATCTAATGACGGTAGTGTTTTGATAATGGCGTCGACCTTCACTTTGGTTTTGGCGCGGAACGTATTGTCGTCACGCAATACCACGACGGATACACCATACATTGCGTCTTCTAGTTTGCTTGCCATGTCAGACATCTGGGTAGACTGCGTAACATTACACACACGTAGTAGTTCTATCATGGCGGTGACGTTAGGAACGAGCGTATCACGAAATACTTTCTTGTCCTCTTTACCGCTGTAGTCTAGGCGCTCAGACATATTTGTCAGTGCCTTGTGTAAACGTGTCCACACGTCGTTCATAGCTACGTTGTATTGTTTAGAGTAGAAGTCGCTGTACTCCTTACGCATTTCTCGTAGTGCATCGTTACTTACATCGACACGGAAGTCGCCGACATCTGGCAACGGCATGTAGTTTATACGGAACGCAAACTTGCTGTTCAGACTTTCTACTGTGGGGTAGTCCTCACGTAAGAACAAAGTGCCAAGCTCTAGCTGTACATCTACCACTGTGTCGTTGTACGCGGTCAAGAATTTGTTCCTCAAGCTCTCAAACTCGTTCTGCATTTGGGACATAGCTTCGGTATATTTGAAGTACTGCGCTGTAGGTAACAGACGCAAACCAGAGTTAGACCAAGGCATCGTCATGTTCGAGTGCATGTTGCGAGCCGATGTGACGCAACCGCGTAGCGCGCTAAGTTCATCACAATCACCGAGTAATTGTTTGTAGACGTTTGCGACACCCTTCTTTGCTTGAGCATCTTCTGTGACTTTAGTGGAAGCCCGCTTGTCTTTCTTGCGACCTGCCCATGAGGATATGTTGACTTCTACAAGCATCGCAGATGAGGCAAGTGTTGGTGCATCAGTTAGTAGTGTGTCACTACTCGCGGTGGTTAGTTGGTGTACGTTGTTCATTGTTACTCTCCTGTGTATTTGTTGAGACCCTTGAGGTCGTTGAGATTGGTGACAAGTGTTGCGCCTTGCTTGTGCGCGATGGGTGCGATACACCAACCTGCGCGTTGCTTAGTCGCTTGGTATTCGCCACAGTCTAAACAGAAGTTGTACCCAAGTTGTTTTCGGCGAAGGTCGTAAGGCTGGTCGCATGATATGCAGTGAGCTTTGATAGGCATGATAATCTCCATTTGATTGGTTGGTTTATATTGGTAGTGAAACACTACACTAGGTAGCGAAGCCTGATGATGAGACCACACACGTTGGACATCACACCAGAACATATACTACTATACCATAGCATATAAGGAATGTCAAGCTTTCTGAGTGTGTCCTGTGGTGAGACGTGGTGTCAGGTGGTACATGATTGTGTAGCGTAGTGAGACACTACTGTGTTGCTGGGTAATGTTCCGTGCTAAGTTATTGATATGATTACAATGTTCCGATGGGGTTTTGTAATGTTCCACATGGTGTATCTGTAAGTGCTTGATAATAAACGAATGTTCCAATGTTCCTAATGTTCCGTCATTTTTTGGGTGTTCTGGGATTTGTGCTGGGGGCTTACATCGCATTATAGATGGGGGGTCGCGTAGGAAGTGTTATATTTTTTTATATGGAACATTAGGAACATTAGGAACATTATAGTAAAATCAATGACTTATTTTTGCCTACTGTGGAACTTCTTGTGGAACATTAGGAACATTATAGTGGAACATTATAAAAATAAGGCCTCTGCATACATGTCGTGTCGCAAAGCTGCTCGGAGAACTGGTATAGATATAGTAGTGGTTCACTACCTTATTAGAGAGTCTTGTCACACGACGTACATAAACATACGAGAAGATGTACACACGAAGTACGATGTGTCGCAAAGCTGCTCGGAGAACTGGCATAATTAAGGTAGTGGGTCACTACACATACTGATGGGTGTCGTAACAAGCCGATTCCGATGTGTCGCAAAGCTGCTCGGAGAACTGGTATAATTAGTACCCAAAATCTAGACACAAAAAAAGCGCCGAACCTTTCGGCTCGACGCGTGTAGTTATCGGTGTATTAAAGTAAAAGCCATTTGACGTGGGAACGTCTCGCCATGTTCTTTCATTATGCGACGTGTCTTCAATAGATAAGTAAAGTCTGCTTTGTGAAAACGTGTCTCCAAGTAATTCATATTACGTTCGAATTTCTCGTCGTCCCATTTAGCGATAATGTCTAAAGCGGCTCGGTGTATTCTTTGCATTGTTTTGTTTCCTGTAATTGATTGATAGTGTGGGGCGGCCTAGACCGCCCCAGTTTAGTTTAGCGGATTGATTTAACCATCGCTCGTAGTTGCGATATCATAACATCCAAATCCATAGTTGTTTCGAATACCTCTGCTTTTTGTAAGCGGGTTATTACTTTGCCTAGTTCACCTTTGGCAATCGCTTCAGACGATCTTGTCCTAGCATCAGCACCTTGCTTACCGCTTGCTATCTCAGCGTCGATCTGCTCTCTATTCTTTAGTTGCGTTTGCAATCCACCGATTATAGAGTTCGGTTGTCTTGCCCAGTATGATCTATTTCGACCATCGACCACTTTATCACCGGCCGCTTTTGGCGATAGCTCACAAAGCTCTTTAACTCCGGCTGGAAATCCACTCGCTATCATTTGCTTACACCATGTGAACATCTCCTCGGTTGCTGTTGAACCTTTTGAAGTGTTGCTGATTAGGTCAGTGCTTTTGAACCCGCCTGCTTTAAACATATCAAGAACCTTTGTAAGCTTCTTATCTTGGCCGACTACGCCTTTACTAAACTTGGCAATCTCAGCACCTAGCTCGGCGCCTAGCATTGGGTGGTTAGTTTGATGTGGTAGTATGTCTATCATTCGTGTCATGGTATATCCTTTCGAGAATATATATCTTAGCGTCACAGTATGTTTCGCTTTTGATAACATCAGTATACGTGTTTGTGTGTGATGTGTCACAGTATTAGAGGGTAAATGGTAGTAGATCACTACACATATGACACCCCACCTACCCCTATCCCCCCTGCA